CTGGTGGTGCATCTAATAGCTCAGGCAACTGTAACGGAACTAACGGCACAGCAAACACAGGTGGTGGTGGAGGTGGAGCAGGTGGTCCTGTAGGATCAATTGATCAAACCAATCAAACAGGTGGTGCTGGTGGAACAGGCATTATCATTATCTCTTATACGTCATAAAGGATTTATCATGGCAACTTATGTAAAAATAGAAAATAATATAGTAACTAAATTAGTAGAATCTGAAGCAGAATTTTTTAATACTTTTGTAGATACGTCGCCTGGCACATGGCTACAATCGGATATAGCAGCAATAGGTGATACCTATGATTCAACTGCTGAAACTTTTATTGAACCTAAACCATATGCGTCTTGGGTTCGGAATGATGGCAAAGGTTGGAAACCACCAGTAAATCATCCAACAGGTCACGAAAACATGTATAAATGGAATGAAGAAAGTACTGCTTGGGTAGTTGTATAATGAAACTTCCTTTTTATGCCGCAGAATATGAAGGCGAGTTCATGATTCATGCTACACGAATTGAAGATGGACAGCGAGTAGAAGACCGTGAATGGATACCCGGAACTCTTACTAATAATGACCATCGAGGAAATGCGGTTATAATTGGAAATGGAGAAAGTAGAGAAAAATTTAATTTAAGATTGTTAGCAGACCATAAAGGTGGGTTATTTGCCAGCCTTAAAGTTCAAACATATGGATGCAATGCACTTTACCGAGACTTTACTCCTGATTTTTTAATATCTAATACTGACGACATGGTAGAAGAAATTGCTAACAGTGGATATTGTGACAATAATATAGTGTTTAGTAATGCTCGACAAATGGTAAAGAATCCTGGAAAGTTTCATTTAGTTCCACAAAATCTAACAATGAACGCAGGTTCGGTGGCAACTTATTTGGCAGCCTTCCACGGACACAGAAATATCTACTTGATAGGATTTGATAACCAAGAAGCAGATAATATGAATAATAATCTTTACGCTGGTACTAATGCATATAGTGATGCAACTACAAAGATAAATTCGTCAAAATGGATAGCTCATATGCAAAGACTTTTTAATGCATATATAGACACAACATTTCATTATGTTCATCCTAATGCTGCTTATGTACTTCCAGAAAAATGGAAATGGTGTACTAATTTAAAACTTAAAAATTATAGAGATTATATCAGTGAGCTCGATATTGGTTAAATAACAACTCGCCAGCTTTGAGGTAAGTATTCGCCTTCATAACTCTTAAGCCAAGTTGCTCCGGTCCATTTATATTGTATAAATGTAGTTGCATTTGTAACATAACTAATACTGGTAATTGTTGAACTATCAAACGAAACTATCCACTGTGAACCGTCCCATTGTATAATATCATTTGCACTGGCTACAAAATCAACGTCTGCTGAACTTTTCCAATAATCGGAACCATCTGCATTAGTTGATTTTCCTATATCTTCAAGTATTAAGTATCTTGATCCGGTAACCTTTGTAAATGTATCAACATTAATTGTACTAGGCTTAATAATAGCATCTATAGCAGTTAGTGTATTAGTTGGAATAGTATCAACGTCGATTGTTATTAACAATATATGATTGTCAGTTGGATGATAAGCAACAGTACCAATTACTTCGCTATCATCTGGTTGTATAAATCTTAATTGTGTAATACCTGGGTTAACTGCACCGTATTGTTCAAGTACCGATCTCCATTTTGGTTTACCTGCTGATTCTTTAAGAACTTGGCTAGTGTGTATAGTATCAGAAGTTGGTTCAGCACCATAATCCACAAGTTCAGCTTGTCCATTTAATAGTATTGTACCATACCTTCCAGGTGTAACAGTTAGTCGTTGCCCTAGCACTAAATCATCTTTACCAATTGAACTAACTAGATCACCATTTCCGTCGTATATACTATTAATAATTTTATGTATAACGCCCATCTTTTTAACTTTAGCTGGCATTGTTAACCATATTGGCATATTAAATGTTAGTGTTGCAACGTCGATGCTATCTTCAGTTCCAGTTGGAACTGTTCTACTGGTAAAGTTTACATCGGTTAATTCTACTAAACTCAAACTAGTCCAGTCAACATAATTATCTGTGCTTTGTATTTCTAAACTAGGGTTAAACAAACATAACATTTGTTCCATAAGTTGTAGTTTCATTTCAGTATTACTAGTCCATATGTCTAAATTCATTGTTAAATCATACGGAACTGGCATATGTCGTTCAACTGTAACTGCATTACTTTGTGTACGACTATATGTCTTGGTGCTTGAATTATATTTTCTCTGCCTGACATGTAGTTTATCAACAAAGTTTGGTTCTTGTACACGTTCTCTACTATATTTTAATGCGTTTATGTAGCAGCTCATTAGAGGAGCTCCTATAACTTTATTTTCGCTATTTTCTCTTAATATAGCAGCGGCGTTTCGACTCATGTCCCCGTAACGTACAGGTACTGTAATTAAGTCTCTAACCCCTGTGTTATCCGGAGCCCCTGATTCAATCTGAAAGTTGCTAAACATTCTTACAAATTGTAGTAGGAACCGGCGTATTTGATTATCATAGAAAAATTGTCTTGCCATTATTCATCAGCCTCGGGTTTAAGTGCATTACTTAGTGTCTGTCTACTATGGAATACTTGGTTTGCATCATCTTTGTATGTTATAGTATTCTCAATAAATGCATCTTTCTGTGTATTACCTAAACCACCTGTTGTACTTGTACGAACTGCATCTTCAACTTTAACCCATCTACTACCATCAAATCTAAACAATCTATTTGGTGTAAAGTCAAGTCTTAATACATAATCGCCAACGCTAGGATTAGATGTAAACGCTATACCAGGAGTAACTGCAAATCCGTTTGGTGCTAAACCATCTCCGGTTAAGTAGCCGTTATATCCTGGTGATGTTGGTGTTGAAGGAACTTCGTCTGCAGTTACTAATTCGCTATCTGCTTTTATAGTAGAGTTATCAGCACTTTCAGTTTCTTCTGCATCAACGGCAGTGCCATCCTTTTCCAACGGAACAACAAAGAACTTATTAGTGTCATACCCACTTTTAGGAACTTCTTTTTCTGCTTCGGTAATAATAGCAGTATTAATCTCAAGCTCTTTTTTATAAGTGCTTAATAAGTCTCTTAACGTATTATCAGCACCAGTAACGTCTGAATCGTCTTGCTTTTTAGCAGTATCATCAAATATATCTTTGTATTCTTGACTATCAACTAATGGTGTACATTTAACACGCCATATATGCGGATACCACGTTGGACTAAACCCTTCTGAACTATTACTAGCATCTTGTACTACATAGTATCTGCGTAGTGCTGCTGGTAACGCACTATCTAATGGATAAAAATCTCGTAAATGAGGTAACTCAAATACATCTCCGTTTATAAGTTTTCTACCGATACTATTAATCATATCGTTTATGTGAAAACTTACAAATAATGTATCATTTTGTAAAAATAAGCCAAATTGCGTTAAATCGAAGTCAATATCAGAAACGTTATAAATACCTCTAAGTTGGTATATACTTGAATCGTATTTTCGATCACGGTTTTCAAGGAATAACAAATCTTGTATATTTGTTACACTTTGGCTTGCGTAATTCGGTTGTGTAGTGTCGGTACCGTCATTATTAGCAGTATCAGGACCTAAATATTTGTGTATATTAATTCCTGTTCCGCCAATAGTAAACATCTCGCGTATTCTGTTATCGAAAAACGTGAAATCTTTACCCTTTTCTGGCTTCCATAATGATAATCTTGGCATGCATAATCCTTGTTATACTATATTTATATAAAGATAAAGGTTGACACTTAAACAAAATAGTGTATTATAGTAATATAAACAGAGGAGAATAATATGGCGATTCCAAAAGCTAAGAAAAAAGCAGCACGAGGTGCACCACGAATTAAAAAAGGTACAAAACTTACAGGACCAAGTTTTGCTAATTTTGAAAGTTTGTCAGGACACGAGTTTCACAGACTTCGTGGATTAGCAGTAGAATTCTATTACCAAAATTACAAAGCAAGTGATGTTGTTCCTTTTGTTTATCAATGGATGAAAGAAGATGGATACAATAAAAAAGATATTGCTTCTGCAAAGAAAGGAAGTATAAGTCCTACTGTTGCTATCTATGCTAAATTATTGTTAACTGGTTGTCCAGATTATTATGAACCACATAATGATTATTGGGAATCTTGCCCAGGCACAATGAATAGTATGAGACCCATTACGGAATTTATTAAACCAAAGATCGAAGAAGCGATTGCGGCAGGAAGTTTAGTTGTTGAAGAAATTAAAAAAGTAGAAGCAGTTACAAGTATTGCTCCGGTATTAAGTATCCAACAAAAACTACGAAATGCTAGTATGGTTTATGCAACACGCATTGAAGAAGAAGTAGATGCGGCTGTTGATGTAATTGAGAAGTTTAATGTAAAGGGATTTAATCCAGTTGCGTCATTAAGAAAACTCGAAGTTAAAGCAAACCATGCTCGTGTTATTAGAGAATACTTTAAGCCTATGGCAGAAGAATTTTCCGAGTTAACAGGACCAAAGAAAAAAGATGACGATATGTATGATCAGTTGGTTGAAGGATATAGTCATATGTCGGTAAAATCACAAAAGAAGATCGCCGAAGTATACAATGCAGTTGTGTCGGCATGTGATATGATTATAACAAGTCAAAAAGCAACACAAACAAGAACACGGAAGCCAGTTGCCAAAGATAAAATTGTGTCTAAGTTAAAGTTCCAAAAAGAAGATCCTGCACTAAAAGTTGCAAGTATTAATCCATTGGAAATACTTGAGGCAACGGAACTATGGGTTTATAATGTTAAAACTCGTAAAATAGGAAAGTATATAGCTGAAGACATATACGGAAATATAACCACACTTGGTGTTAAAGGTACCACTATAATTGGATATGATATACACAAAAGTGTACAAAAGACACTTAGGAAGCCTTTAGAGCAGTTAGCGACGCTTAATAAAGCAGGAAAAGTACAAATACGGAAGTACATGGACGATATAAAAACTACTGAAACTAAACTAAACGGTCGTATTAATGATCAGACAATACTTTTGAAAGTGACTAAATAGTACTAATAAAAAGGATTATTACATATGTCTGAACTTACTACTGAAAAACAAAAAGTTTTTGATTACATTGAACTTAGCCTCGGTGGGGGTATGGTTGATGTTGAACTTGATGCAGCACACTACGAAATGTCTTTACAAAAAGCATTTGATGTGTATCGTCAAAAAAGTAGTAATGCAGTTGAAGAAAGTTATGGTTTCTTGGCTTTAATAGAAGGTCAAAACGAATACACATTACCAAACGAAGTAGAAACTGTTAGACAGGTATTTCGTAGTACTACAGGTAATGTAGGAAGTGTGTTTGAACCATTTGAAGCAGGATACTTAAACACATATATGTTAACTGCTGGAAAAATGGGCGGACTTGCAACATATGATTTTTATAAGCAATATCAAGAAATGGCTGGACGTATGTTTGGTGCCTATATCAATTTTACTTATAATCCAGTTACTAAAAAAATAGTATTAGTTCGAAACGTTCGTTCAGATGGTGAAACAGTAATGCTTTGGATGTATAAT